GCCTCATCTTCTGTAAAAGGAAACTGTCTGATCACCTCGTTAAGTTCATAAACATCTTGACGAAGAGCTTCTCTCTCATTCTTTAAATAGGTCTTTGCTCCAATGTCTATAAAATCTCCCTCTATAGTTTCTACTGGTTTCTCTGGATCTTCAATTATTGGATTCCCATATTTATCAAAAAATCCTTCCAGAGCTTCATATGCTGGTATGAATATCTTGTATAGACCTGTCTTTGTCCTCCCGTTTGAATTTCTATATTCTGGATCGGAGTCGTAATACATATCACGGAATTCCTTGCCCCCTTTATCCAGTGGGTTTACTGTTGATCCTACCAGGGCTTTACCCACAACCTTTCTACCCACGATCAGACAGGTACGCTCAATTCTCCAGGCTTCACGGATGTCTGTAGGCTTCTCCCATTTACCAGCTTCGTCCAGGTAAAGGATGTGCAGCTTCTCACCATCGTATGCGTTGTTAGTGGTGTTCTTCCAGTTTATCACGGTGTCCAGTGCTTCACCTATTTGTGATGTCTTGTTGTTCTTGGTGATACGCTTAGAGGGTTCACGGAATGCCAGCTCCATGCGGGGATTGGTTGTACCGTCCTGGATAGGCTTGAAGAAAAATGGGTAGGATCTAAACGTGGGTATTATCTTTTTCATAAAGATGTTTTCCTGTGCATCTTTACCAGTCTTGCTCTGGACTCCCAGGAGCTTTTCTTTTACCTGGGTTCCTTCATCTACTAGGATCGTGCTTGACATATTAGTGTATCCAGAACGTCTACATTTGGTATAGATCTGTCCTAAACACCTGGGATCGCATTCTACAGCAAGGAAATGTAGAAACAGCCTTCTTTGAAACTCCAGGTAGTACGCATATCCAATGTCAATCTTGGACCATTGGAGCATCATATAGTGCCTCCCAGAAATATACGTTGGCTCACCGTTATTCATAAACCAAACACCCTCTCTTCTTCTTTTGAACTCCTCCTGGATATAGGGCGTGTATTTTTGACGAAACTCTTTCGGTTGCTCTGCCCACTCATCCATAGATCTGATTCTTGAGAGATCTTTAGGTATTTCGATTCTGGACCAGAACTGATCAGATTTCCTTTTTTTAGAAAAAAGAATGTCCCTCTTCTTGGGTTTTTTGGGAAGCTGAATAAGTATCCCAGAGATCTCTATAACCTCACCTTCACTGTCGTTTGGACAGATGTTTACTACCTTCTGATCATATCCTTCTATTTCTTTTAAGCCAGCCATTATTTGCTAAACCTTTCAGCAAATCCCCCAGAAAAATCTTGCTGTTCTTTTATATCTCCTGTTTCTTTTAACGCCTTGATCATTTCTTCCAGGCGTTGTCGCTCCTGGATGAGTTCCCTGGCATCTACTGCTGTTTGCTTTATAGCTTGAAGCTCTGCTTTACGTTGTGATCCAGAAAGCTCTTGATCTACAGGTTTTTTAACCTCTTCAATCATGTTATTGATTGCGTGTTCCATGGATTCCAACAAACGCTGCGCTGCATCAAGAGTAGTGAACTTACTTGACTTCGGCATAAAGCAGCTCGTTCATTGTCATCCTCCAGACTTTTTTGCCGTCAACCTCCATCTCGTAGTCTGCATTTTTTTTAAAATAAACTACGTCACCAATAGATAGGTTTTCTTCAGATAGAGCTGGGGAGTTTGCCCACACACGACCACGGTTGTTTTGCACTTCTTTCTGTACAATTTCAACAACATCACTGGTAAGCTTTTTGGTTGATTCCATTGGCTCCAGGAACACCCACTCATCAATCATATGTATACCGTCTTCATTCTTATAAGCATGACCAAGGTTAGATCTACCAGCTCCAGGAATGAAGGGAACCATATACTTGCCATCTTCAAGCTTTAGAATGTTATTCATTACAATGCTATGGTGAAAGTAAAGGGTATCCCCAGGTTTGGCATCGGTTTTGTATTTAGCTGGGGTTGCTACTATGGTAGCCTCCATCACCCGATTTTCAAATTCATTGAATTTACTCACCAGATCTAGCTCCTTATCACCCATTTTGATCTTGTCTTTAAACTTCTTGGGGAGGTCTATAATAAAACACTGTAAAGCTCTCATAATTAATTAAATTTACAATCATATTCAACTACACAAGGCATAGATTCAATACTCTTCCAGAGGATTGTGCCTTCACTATTTTCTATATATATCAAGAATCTGCTCCTGGAGAACTGGTGCATATATTTATCGTCCAGTAAAATTGCTGAGATCTTACCGTCTCCAGCACGCATACCCAGGAAGTATGCCATAGCATCTTTGGGGTTGGTCCCAACGATGATCTTTCTTATTATGTTCATTTAATTTCAATTTATAGAGGAATCTCTTCCTCCGCTATTTTTTATCCACCAGTCTATCGTTCCTTGATCTGGCTCTTCTTCTTCCAGCATTTTATTTAACACAGCATCCATCCCGTCCAGCAAAACTTCCATCTCTTCGCTGGTGTTTGATGTGTGGGCAACAGAGACTAACATTTGCTCGTCATTGTTTGCATATACGCCAGTAGCCAGCATCATAACAACATCGTAATTGGGTATATCGTACTTCTTGGATTTCTCCTCTACAATCTTATCGATGTCTGTTCTTAGTTCTTTTAAAAAGTCTCTAATGTTTTTACTCAAAATCTATCACGTTAATTTAGTAACTGTAAATGTTGAAGCATTTAAAATTGAGACGTTATTATTTACAGTTATTTGATAATAATACATATCGTTTGCTGCCGCCACATGGAATAAAGAAAACCCAATAGCTGTTTTGTTTACAGGGCTGTGTTCCCTAACTATATCTTGGATCAAATTAGAACCAACAGTATCCTCTTGATACACACTAACTGTAATGTCGGTGTTTGCTGTTAGCACGTTTATTATTAGGCTAACATCTATACGAACCAGCCCAGCTGTTTTTACTTTTACCTTACCCTGGTTGCTGGTTGTTACCAGTTCAAGGTTGCTTGTGGCAGCGGTATGCGAATCTGCTCCCTCAAGAAGAGCCGACCTTGTGCTTGTAGGAGGACTTTGCAGTAGATTTGCCTCTGGTATAAGAGCATCGCCACTTGTTGTTGTTGTTGGCGGTCGCATTATTAGTGTTGGGTTGTTGTATATCCCGCTTCTAGAGAAAGTAACAGTATCTGTTGATGCATCAGTGGTTATCTCCATCCCATCTCCAGCAGCAAAGGTTAGCACGTCTTCAAGCTCATCTGCAACAACATCGCTTTGACCGCTTACACTTACTGTTTTGAATATATTGAATGAAGAAGCCGTAAAGGCTGTAGAGTCTAGATCTCTGATCACAACCGTTTTTGTAGTGTTGTCATACAGCAGTGCTGTAAGCTCAGAGGTAGATGTTGATGGGTCGGTGGTAAACTTTAATCCTTGTACTTCTATACCATCTTGACTTAGCTTTAAACCTATAGCTTCAGCTTTACCAGTTTCTACAGATTTGTATGTGCTGGTTCCTTCCGACTCTAGTTTTAGAAGCTCCCCGTATTTATCTTTTATTTTTTCTCCAGTAAGAGTTCCCATGAATCTTTAAATTTGCATTGTACTACAAAAATACAATTTAATACAATGGCTAAATCTAAAAAGAAAAGGATGTTCCGTGACTTCTCAAAACTCACCAGGGACAGATATAAATACGACAGCTTAAAGTACTCATACAACTCAATAAAATACTACAGGGAAAAACATGGTCTGACGATCTCCCAGCTGTTGGCTCTCACCTTTGTTTATGACTTGGAGTTCTTTACCATAGACTACCTAACAAAACAGTTAGATCTAAATAAAAATTTCTGTGCAAACATGATCATATACCCAATGGTTAAGAAAGGATATATGTATAAGTACCTGGATAAATTAACCCCCTCTAAAACAGCAGAAGATCACATCTTCAGAAGCGAAACCAAGTACAATTACCGTGTTCGCTATGCGCTGTCCCAGAGAGGGCGAATTGTCGTTACCGATTTTTATCGATCAGCTAGTGGATCTCTTCCATCGAAGCATTAATGCAGACCAGGACATATTTATATTCCAGTCTTTTTTTAGATCCATTTGTAGCTGTTCTGGAGATAGATCGTTAGCCTTGTAGTGTTTGATCAATTTACTGATCGTGCCTTTTACCTTTTTCATATCCCGTACCATTTGTTCATGTATTCATCAATAGAAAGCTTGTCCTGGTCGATCATCATTTGATGAGGCGCACCATATATAAAGCTTTTACCTTCGTCCCAGTGAAAGTTAACAAAACTATTTGGATTCATTTCAGACAGCTCTTGATGAGTCTCGTCAATAGTATTTCTATCTATACGAATGTAATAGTTGTGCCAGGAGGATTTACCAAACCTCTTTTTGGAAACCTCTACAAAAATCATATCACTCTTCATCGCCTATAGGGATTAAAAAATTATCCAATAGGTTAGTCATAGCCGAAAACAGATCTTTGTTCCCAGACATTCTACCAGCATCAGCTGCCATTGCAATTACCTCACGGCATCTCAATACCTCTTCGTCCGTCAATAGGACCGTGTTCAACTTTACTTCTTCACTCATAATTTCTCTCGTTTTTAACCTTCGTAAATCCAATAGCCATAAACACACCTTGTGCCATCTCTACTGCAATCATAGGTATCGTTTATAATACCATCAATAACGGCTACATAGTGTTTCGTTACTCTACACACAATTCTACCTTTAGGTAATTCATCTGCTTTTAAGTGTGTTTGACAACCGCTTCCTATTTGCATAGTAGCAACCCATCTAAACCCCCACTTTCGCATAGTGTCTTTAAAGGCTTTGGTTTTGGTATACACACCGTTTCTTGCACTTCTTGCAACACCTCTTTCGGCATTAAGTTTAGCGAATGTTCTGTAGACTTCTTTGTAATCCATTCCCGATGCAATCGCTATAGCTCTGGTAACACAGTCACCTACATTCTTTCCTTTAAAGTAGTTTGACCTACCGCCATCGTTATAAACCCACGACTTGGTTTTCATATCCATAACCTTTATTTTTTAAATTGTGTGTGCATTGCAATGGCATGTTCTTTATCCAATGCATTATATGAATTACCTGTAGTTTTACCATTCTTGAAAACCTCAAACCAAGTGAATCCCATATGATCCTGACCACTTCTTTCTACTGCTGTAAGCATAACCTTTATTTTATTATTACTCATTTACCCTGTAAATATACGAAATGGATTTCGGGTAGCCAAATCTCTTGCTAGAAGTTTTTAGAAAAAATACACCAAGCC